GCTGACCGTGCGGCTGACCATGCGGCTGACCGTGCGGCTGACCATGCGGCTGACTCTGCGGCTGACCGTGCGGCTGACCATGCGGCTGACAATTCGTCCTGTGTAATTTTTCCGTTCGCATAATCACGCGCAGCCCTGATTGCCTGTCGAGGTCGTTTATCATCTGGGTATATTTTTTCTAAAAGGGACAGTGCTCGTTCTGCACAATCGGCGGCGAATAGTCGGGCTGTCTTTTCATTCCACGTCTCTATCTTGTGCAGTAGGCGAGCCTCACGGACTATACATTTGTTATCATCTTTGATTATTTCACCTCTATACTCCGCCTCATAAATTTCCTCGTTCAGCCATTGGATTAAATCTCTTGTTCGACAAATATGATAGCCATTTTCGCATGGCACTAATTCACCTTTTATTGGTTTCATCCATTTGCCAGGCGTCCATGTGCCATCATTATTTTTTGTCGGTAAGTGCCATTTACATTTGCCGCCATTACACGACTTGCTACCCGATAAAACTTTGTAGTAGGTCATTTGTCCTCCTATCATTTATTATCCAGTGCAATAGCCCCAACGAGCAATGCCCCGCAAAATGCACCTATACAGAAAGCCGAAATAATCACAAACACAGAATCAATTTGTATTGTCATTTGTCCTCCAGTAAATCATATGCCGTATCGTCTGCCCTGTTGTAGTCTCGCTCATCATCATCATCGTAATCATCTTCTGGCGGGTCAAGTGGGGCATCAGGGCAATCAATAAGGGCGTTCATGTAGCACTCCAATTAGTAGCGTTTTGAATCGCATCTTTTAAGTCATCCGCAACAACAGTAACTGATCTGTCTTTTTCTAACTCAATAACAACAAATTCTCTCCTATTCCAATGGCTTCGAACAATTAGTTTTTTGTCCTCATCTGCCGTACCGATGTCATCGCCGTCTATTTCATATATCTCTAACCTGTTTTCAATCTCTAATCTACTCATTTCTCTGCCTCCTTACTCTCTTGACATAAGATAAATAAACACCATAAACGCAACACACATAATCACGTATTGCCAGCTAATCATTTCAATGCCTCCTGTTCATCTAACTGCTTCAATAGGTCGTTGTGGTCGTCAAGCGCATAGTACGATTTATTCAGATTCACACCTGTTAGATTTTTCAGTTCATCTTTCAATGCTTCCGCCAGCCTCTCTCCATTCTCCCGTAGTAAGCGGATGGTGTCATTTTGCTGCATAATAATATCAACTGTATTAGCCATCTTATCCAGTAATTCTTTTTGTTCTGCAATCACTTCCAACGGATTGCGTTCTCCTTTGCGTATCTCGCCATTACCAAAACAAACGGGGCAAATTTTATAATCGCTCATTTCTGTTCCTCCTTCCTCTTCTTCATCTCGTGATATTTTTCATCCCATTGACCAAATAATAAAAGCTGTCCAACGCCCATGAATGAATTTGTCATGTGCATTATTTCGTGCATTGTGTCCAACAAGCCCACTAACTCCTTGATGGTGGCGGCTTGACGCTCAATTATTTCACTGTCTCTTGCTAATCCCCTTGCACGAACAGACCCTAATGACGGATCTATGTTCCTCGTATAGACACCACCATAATCATCTTCACTCATTATTATCCTCCTTTAGTTCGGGGAAATGCTTGCGGAGGATATTTACTGACATCTCAATACCATCCGAAATTCCAAAGCGTATCGGTTTATTTTCATAAGTCGTTTTTTGAATGTGGCCTAAATTACTGTTTATCTCCCCCACCGCCTCCCTAATCGCTTTATTCAGGCGGGCGAGTTCTGCGTGCAAAGCAAGCCAATCCTGTGCTAATTCATAGTCATATCCGTATGCGGCACTAAGCCTGTAGCTTTTTTCTGCTTGCTCTTTCGTCAAATTCAGCTTTATCATTCTTCCTCCTTCTACTTATCAACCTCTGGGGATTGTTTTGTGTCATGTAAACCTGTAGGGGTTGTTTTAGACATTGAGTCCTCCTTCCATCCTTCTAATCCTATAAATATCTTTCCGTGAGTAAATTCATCGTATGCTTCTTGAATTTGCTTGCAGATTGTTTCACAATCGCCGAAAGGAAAAGAAGTCATTGACCACATAATAAATTCCCGCTTCTCCTTTGTATTCACTTCAGGAGGAAAATACGCGTCAAGGGTTTGTAGACATTTATTGCACATTTAGTCCTCCTCTACATCATCCGGGGCAGTATTGATAATCCATACCGCTAACATCACTACTGCTATTAGTATACCGAGTACGATCAATAAATCGGTCAGCACGCCTATGAGTTCTAATATCACTTCGCCTCCTTGAATAAAACTTCTTTTATTGCTTCAACCGCATAACCTGATTCAATCTGTTCTTTCGTAAATTGTAGCACTTTCCAGCCCAATTTCACGCCTTCGTCCAGCTTCTCACAATCGCGGGTAATGCCCTTGCCAGTGTTATGACCGCCTTTTATCCATATTCCCCCTTGTACTTCGACTGCAAGCTTCTGATCCACCCACGCCATGTCCCAGCGAAATTTGCGCTTCGTGTGAAACTTATACTCAAAAGTCGGCTGAGGGATGTCCAGCTCCGCCAGAATATAGAATGTCAATAATTTTTCGAGGCTGCTTGACATAATATGCCTGATGCTTTCACTTCAAAAATATGATTATGTTTTCTTGAATTGCTGGTAGGTCATTAGAATCCTTCATCAGCAGTTTGTTCTTGCTTTTCCTGCTTCTGCCCGCTTACAAAGTGGCAATCATCGGCAATCACATCAATCGAGTAGTCCCATTCGCCATCCTTCTTCTGGTACGGCTTGCCTTTTTGCAGCTTGCCTTCTACGATGATGCCGCCGCCCTTCTTGAACCACTGATTGACGAACTCCGCCCGCTTGCCAAAGAAGGAAGTGCGAATCCATAACGGCTCGTTAATGTATTCGTCGACATTGTTTTTTCGGCGGTTGGCCACTGCTACGCTTACCTGCACGATCGCCAGCCCGTCCTTGCTATAACGCAGTTCAGGGTCATTGCCTAAACGTCCTTCAAAAATAAACTTTTGCATTTCTATACTCCTTATCCTGTTTTTCTAATGCTGACTGATGGATTGCCAACTTTGCGAAATTTGACAATATCCGGGAAGGTGATCATCAGCCCTTCAAGACCTTTGTCGTCCCAGCTTACGCGTCCTTTTGCAAAGACGGCCTGCAGGTGTTCTCCCTTGACTGATTCGCCAAGGCCTGCCACATCCGCTTTTATTTCACCTTCTAAAGTGGCGATGTTATTCTGCAGCCCCTCTGATTGCGGCTGAAATTCATCTTCAATATCGGCTATTTTTGCTTTGATTTCATCGGTCATAATGCTGTCAATAAGTTTCTGTTTATCCAGTCTGATAACATCCTGCTGGGCATACATATTTGCCAACTTGTCTAACTTTTCTTTTGTTTCCATTTCTATACTCCTTGTAAGTCAATCTGATTATAGTAATAAGAATTTTTAATTTTACTCACCCATCGTTTACTCATACCAAACTTTCTACTTGCTTCTTCAAGCACATGCCCTTGCTCCATGTACCGGACTATCTGCATGTTTCGCTTCTCGTTGATGCCCTTTTTATCGCAATATTGTTTTTCTGTCCTGATAATTGCTTTCGGTATCCTCCTCCTCAATACATCCGGCTCAATATTCAGCCCATGGCACAATGTTTCAAAACTCAATGGGTCTTTGCTATCCTCGTGTATCCATTCCCGTGCCTGGTTGATGACTGGTATGCGCTGGTTTCGGCTGCGTTCATCGCTATTCAAATTTAATTCCTTTCCTACTGCATCCATCATAGCACGCAGGATAGTCCGGTATGCCAGGTTCTTGTAAGGATCATCAAAGGGCATGTCGTTATCTTCAACCAGCCCTACCTCGCCTTGTTTTCTCATTGTGCCTCCAGTGCTTGTTTTATTTGCAGCCCGACCCGTTTATCTCTTACGATAAGTGTTGGCGTTACCATGCCCGCTAATGATGATGGCTTATATTTTGGCTTCTGCTGCACCTCCACAATCGCCATAGTCAAGTCGTCAATCGTACACCCGGCTTTAATCAGCTTTTGTTCGGCATCCTGCCATTTTGTCTTATCCCCGTTTGGCTCTATTCCGGTAATCTCTACAAAAGCAGTGATTAATTCCCCATAATCGGGCAAGTTGTTGTCGTTGTGCGGTGCTTCAACTACTACAACGGGGTCAGGAACAGGAATAGGAACATTATCAGGAACAGGAATAGGAACAGGATACTGTCGCCCCGGCTGAACTGTTCGGGCGATTGTTTCAGGTGAACAGTTATCATCTTCTTCAGGTGGATTCCAATTGATTGATATATATTTGTCATTCTCGCGCGTTCTAATCCTATCATCCCACCCTTCAGGAGAGGGGTGTTTTGAACGGGCTGCCCATTGTGGTTTTTGGTTTTCCCACCATTTGAGTAGCTGAATATACTTTTTCCCCTTTACTGAATAACGGATTAGCTTTCCGGCCTTTTCATAAATAGATAGTCCGTCTTCAATATCACTTGCCGGAATATCATCATAAGGAAATAATCGCGATCTAATCACAACCGCGTTGTCAATTAATCTGCCTTGGTCATCCGCACATGTGCTGAAAAGACCTATCCATAAACACCTTTGAAAATATGTTAACCCTCCTATAAATTCATCTTCCCATGTCGCCGATGATATCATCCGCCTATTTGCCATTTGTTCTCTCCAATCGTTCAATCAGTTCGACCATTGTTTTTTCCCACCCGCAGTAGTTATCGGCTCTTTTAGATATTTCAGAAAGCTGGTCTGCATCAACCCCTAATAAATAAGCAGATTCTAACAAATCAATTACCTGCCAGCCCTGATAAATCCTAAATTTATATTTCATAACAGACAAGATTTTGTATAAATCTGCCAGGTAAGGTTTATCTTGCAATCGTTTTCTGTTTCTGCATATTTTTCCTATGTATTCATAAGTTTTAGTAACCGATTCTGTATCCGGCTTACCATCTATAAATGTTAGGTATTGATTGACTGATATATTTAGCGATTCAATAACCTCATTCAACCCATATTTTTTTATAACCTTTTTGATACTGTCTTTTCCATTGTCATTAATTGAATAGCCGGGAACTTTTTTATTCCACAACTTACAGATAACCGATACTTCTTCTTGATCAAGATTGATTAAATTCTCCTGCCATTCAAGCATCATTTCAATTTGTTCGCGGCGCTCTTGAAGATTGTCAAGTTGTTTTTTTCTTTTTATTATGACGGCATCATCATCAAGTAGCCTATCCTTCTTGCCCTGATTACAATCAAGACAAGAAGTTATAAGATTTGATATGTCATTATCGCCACCATTGCTGACAGGCATAATATGATCAACTTGCAAAATAACACCCGGGGCAGATTTTCCGCAATATTGGCAAGTAAAACTATCACGCTTAAAAATCTCAAACCTAGTCTTTTTTGCTAACGCTATTCTCATCGTTCATCCCTCTTAAACAAAAAGCCGCCATTCTTTTCGTTTGGCAGGTATCCTTTATTTTCCAATTCGCCCGCCATTAGAAACATCTCAATAGCCCGCCTGTAAAGTCTGTCCGATAATGCGCCCATCTTCGGATCGTCCAGAATTTCGAGGTAAAGTTTTATCCAGAATGTGTTAGCCATTATTCGAACCTTAATAGTTTTATTAATTTTTCCCGGTCTATCTTTTCACCATCCCAAAACATTTCACCATAATCCGGGCTGGCGTTCTCAAAAACAAGATAATGGAATCCTTTATAGTTCTTGTCTGAGCGGCATAATAAATCTAACATCTTGAAAATAATCCGCTGCCATTCTTTTGATTGTCTGTTATATCTCTTTTCTTCGATCATCATCCAATTATGCGTTTTGTAATTTTCCCAAACATAGTCGATATTTGTTGCAAGAAACCCATTCGCGCTTTCAATCTCTTTTTGATTTCTCAGCCACAGTCCAAATTCTGTTGAATGATTATCATGCCTTTGCTCTGTCATTTAACCTCGCCCTTGATATATTCACATTTTTCATTTCGATATCAATACCATCAAATAAGCACCCATAATCTAATGCCGCTATTCCGGTTGTGCCAGCACCACAAAAAGGATCAAGAATGGATTGACCAGGCAAGCATATTTGTTTTATGATGGATAACATCCCGCTAACAGACTGCCCCCATTTATGAAAATCCTTTTCGTTTGCACCACTTTCAAACACATCACCAAACATTTTTCCAGAATATTCTCCAATTGAATAAATCAATAATGGCTTCCATTTTGGTATAACTTGTTTATTCCATATTGAAGCGGATTGTCCAGGCGTAAGATAGGCCGCATTCCAGTAATATTTAAGATACTTATCCATTATTGAATAAATCTGATTTATATATGATTGTCCGCACATAGCAATTAATAATCCGCCAGGTTTTAACCATTCATTTGCCCTCCGCGCCAATGTTTCATAAAGTGGTAAATATTCTTTTGGATAAGGTGGGTCAGTAATAATAAAATCATATTGACGCGGTGCTTTCCATGTGGTTATGTCTGCTTTCCAAACATTCCAGCGCTCATCTGGCTTTATTGACTTTCCTTTTTCGGCAATCCTTTCTCGCTCTTCTTTGCGCTCCTTTTTATGCACCTCGTGTAATGCTTCTTTCATATGAATCAGTCCGGATTTCATTTCTTCAAATAACTCCGGTGATTTTTCTTTCAGCATTGCCGCGTCAGTTATATAGTGTGGATTGACATGCACTTTTTCCGCAACAAAATCGCGGCTTTTTGACTGTGGAATTAATTCCACAGTCCCTCCCGTCTTTCTTGTATGTTCCTTTTCTTTCATCGCATTCTTATAGAATGGCAATAGCTCAACGCCAACACAAGCCCTTTGCGATGGTGTGAGATGCCTCCGCTCAATATTCATTGATGTTACAAATCCCGCCGGATCGCTTTCAAGATATTCGATAAATTTTGGCTCGACACTCACCGAACCGCAGGCCAAATATCTGTTTCGCCCATCTAATATTTTGCCCTGATATTTTACAATTGGCTGAAGCAGTCCGTGAATTTGTATGTCAAACGCCAATTCTTCAAGTTCCTTATCTTCCATGAGTGGAAATAAATTTGCTATTGGATGAAACTCGTAACTATTCATTTATTATCCTTTAATAACAAAAAGCCGCCATCTTTTCAGTAAGCCCGTGGTGAACAGAAACATACTTAAGATAGCGGCTCTTTGTCCTGAAATAAAAAGCATGTTCCTATTCACCATGTCATAAGTATAACACATCTTTTTTATTTCAGCCGCCTAATTATCGCCTTCCGTCCGTAATAGTCATACCCGCTATGCCAGCTTGCATAAAGGTTGATCCACCGCCAATAGGGCAGTCTATATTTCATCCAGCTCCTCCCCCGTGAAGTATTTGAATACGCACGGTCCCTCAATAGGTACAGTAGCGTCTTTGCGACTTATGCGCACCTGGTATTCGTTGGTGTCGGGGTCTATTGCCATTAGCGTGCCTTCGCCCTGGGGGGTCTTTACGCGGCGGACTTCGCGGTTGGTAGTGTCAAGCATTTTTGACCTCGTAATTCTTTGCCCAATTCAAAAACTCTAACAGTTCTTCTGGATTTACCCATCTCCGAACACCATCTTCCCCGTGAAAAAACTCTTGTGTAATAAATTCTTTTTCCCCTTCAATCCATGCAGCAACCTCGCAATCCGGGCTTTCCATTATTTTCTTTTCTATTTCTGTGCCAATGCTCATTATTGGATGATGCGGATAAATATTGCAATAGTATCCGTATCCTATTTGTGCAGATACAGTTACGCCATTTTCAAAAGTGATATGAAATCCCTTATTGCCCATTACTCTAATGCCGCTCATTTCAGGCCTTCTTATCTTAACCAATTTTTTTGATCAATTGCAATCGCCCGCACCTGGCTTTTCCATCCGTACCATATGGGACAGTTACATCAGGCAAATCAGCCCAGTGGATACGGCATAACCATAAATCAGCTTCTGGATAATTCTCTCTGCACCACTCAAGCGTTCCAAAATTAACGCCGCAGGCACATTCCAGTGTGGGTAATTGATTGACAACTTCCTCAAGATATGACCCTGCTGTGATTTTCCAGTGTTCAGGTGTGTTGTAATTGGTATTACCAATGCATTTATAGACAAGATAGCCGTCTTTGTCCTTTTTGAAATTTGCCATAAATTCACGGGCGGTGATTAAATTTTTAGCCCACGAAAGGTCAGCCCCCGAAAGGTTAGCCCCCGAAAGGTCAGCCCACGAAAGGTCAGCCCACGAAAGGTCAGCCCACGAAAGGTTAGCTCGCGAAAGGTTAGCTCGCGAAAGGTCAGCCCCCGCTTCAGTATTTAATTTTTCTCCGCCCTTTTCATCTTTCAACCATTTCAGGTGTTTTTCCAATAAGTCATCAATAACTTCTTTTGTGTATTTCATTTCACGCCTCCTGTAATTTATTGCCTGCCCATAATGCCTCGTCTTGGTCGGCGGAGGGCATATCCGTCAAACCCGAAGGTCAACAACTCTTACCCTCAATTGCGGTTCTCACGCCTCGTTCAAGGCATATCGCAGGCTTGTCCAAGTCAGTTAAGGTTCTGTTTTTTGGGGCCGGTGTTCTTGGGTAGTCCAGTCCGGCCCCATTCAAAAGGAGAAGATGAAAAAGGCTTGCGCGTCAAGCAGCCCTGTTCCACTATTGTTTTACACAATCATTGAATATTGTTCCAGCTTCAATGACTGTGAACTTGTTGGGGAAGTATGATTCCCCGCTGTCTTTTGTTGGCGCTAACCAATCAAGCAGTGCCAGCACAACCTCATCCGGCATATCCTTTGATGAATCATACCCGGTAAGATAATTGCTTACAACTTTGCGTCTTTGCTCGCACTCGTTACCTGGAAAGCACAATTCAAAAACGCCAACCATTAATCCGCGCTGTTCCTTGCTTGCTTTTTCGCCCTTGTGCATTGCTGCCTTTTTAGCAATCCCCTCTTTTACTTGAGCGGGATTGTAGGGGCGGGCGGGCTTTACGGGGTTAGCCACTGCGTCAATTACGCCGCGCTCTTCTTTTTCCTGTTCGATTATGCGGACATTCTCATGCTCAACTTCTGCCTGCTGCATTTCTTCGGTGGTGTAAAGACCGGATAACTCTTGCGGAAAAGCCTTTCGTAATGCCAGGCTTTCGGCGCATTTTGCCAGCATGAGGGCGGGCATTTTTGCCCACATAAATGACGGCTTGCCCTCTTTTGTTTTCTGGACATATTGCTCCCAAGTAGCCACTGACCATAACGGCTCTTTGAAATCTTTGCGCAATACAGCCACTTTAGCAGCCGCGGGCGGCTCGGGTTTCAGCCAAACATCCACCCAATCTTTACCATCCTGTCCGCACCACATTGGGCCAAGCTGTCCGGCATATTGTCCGGTGCGTTCTGCCACCAGCCGGAAGCCGTCAATGGACACCTGGATTGCCATGACCTCTTTATTTTCCCTGCTGTCCCACCGCTTGATCGCATAAATCTGGCGGCTGAATGGGTCAAGCCCGGTGCGGTTGGCTTGTTGAATAAACATTGCCAATTCGTCCGGTGATGCACCTTTTGCGATTGTCCTGGTAATCAGGGCAATCTGCTCTTCATTAAGTCCGCCACTTTTGATAATCGCATTCTTTGTCATTTCATCCTCCTATTATTATTTTCTTTGTAAGTCATCTAATCTTTCGCAAAATCTGCGCTGTACCTCCAACATACTCCAGGCTGTTTCAAAATTATCGCATATATCATCCACCTGTTCTCTTGTGCAATATTTCATCAGCGTTTCATCAGTTACCTTTTCGAGTGCCGCCACACTTTTTTTCAAGCATTCAATTTCATTTGCTAATTCATTCCAATTTTTATCCATTTCTTCCTCCTTTTATTCTAATGAACTTCGCCATCTGGATATTTTGTTGCCAATGGGCGGTAATCTTCTGATGCCATTTTTCCGCACTGCGAACATTTCATTTTTGGGATAACATTTACATGAAAATTAGTGTCATCATATCCACCCGCCTCTTCTTCATGTCCGCAATGTTCACGCCCATAGATTGCCCTAAAATCGCGCCTATTCTGATTTAATATTTTCTTGATTTTCATTCATCCTCCTTGATGGATTCAGTCTCGTGGATCTAATGGGTCTGACCCGTCAATATATTTCTGATAGTCTGATTTGTCAGGCTTGATTACAAACTCAACCCGGCAGTGTGCGCAAATTAAATGCTCTTCGATGTTATCAGCATATTCGCCTTGTGAGGGGAAGATTGAGCCGGTAACATCGGTAACAAGCCAATGCTTCTTGTCGGGCGACTTGCGGCATTCCATACCATTTAGATCTTCCAGTGATTTTATGATTATCATTTATCCTCCATGATGACTTTGCCGTCTTTGATAATGCCCTTTACCGGGATCTTATTCGCTGAGACCGCCCACATCAAAATGATGTTCCGGGCTGCTTCCGAATAGCCCGCATCATTTTCCTTCTGATATCCGGCAATAATCTCATCGGTCAGTTCATCTGAATAAAACTTTCGCTGATATTTTTCCATTTATGCCTCCATTGCCAAATGATATGCCTCGTCTTTTTGCACGCCGCTATCAACGAGCCTGAGAAATCTTTTTGCTTGGCGACGCAGAGCAAACAAATAGTAAAAATCCTCTGATACATATTCTCTTGGGCTTAAATCTGCCACCCACCCGGTTGCTGCAAATCGCACGGTTGCAGCCTTGAAAAGCCTGTTATCCTTACTCATTGGTTTGCCTCGCAATCACCGTAACAATATGACTGACACTTATCACACCACCCCTCGCCGCGCTGTGCGGGAGGGACAGTAACTGTTTCCGGCCGTGCGTCTTGCAATTGTTTTAATTCGGCCCAAAAACTGATGACCGCCATCTCGATCTCCTGGTTATTAATGGGCTGCGAATTGCGCCACTCATACTACTGCATCTGGTAGATTTGTCTGCCGGTTGGCTTATGCGTCAAAAAATCTGGCTCAAGCATTGACCAGGTAAATAAATCGTTTTCCGCGCTGGTAAAATTGTATTGTGTGTCGGTTTTGATTGTCATGTCGTCTATCTCCTTTTGATAATATAGTACCACTTTTATCGCCGTTTGTCAAGGGGTTTTGGGAAATTGGTAATACTTATCATAAAAATGATATAAAAGCCCTGTGGCGCATAGTAGCACGATATTGGCATTTTCGATAACTATATCAAATACTGCTGTAAACGGGTACTACAAGGGCTGTGGATAGCGTTAGGGGGGATTGGGGGGGCGCTTTGCGGATATATACTAACTCGGCGGGTCGGTATATATTGCCTCTCACAATTGATACTACCAATTGATACTACCGTGTTTATTTTTGTATTGCAATAAGCATACAAAAATGATAGGTTAATGATATGAGCG